TGGCTTTAACGTTCATAGTATCAAAGTCATTGTCCTGATCGAACGTGACAGCATGACGCTCATAGTACTTCATACCAGTACCACCAGGAATGGTGTTACGGATAAACCAAGCGTGTGGGCTTGTGAAGTAGTGGTTCACTTTAAAGCCACCAGGCAAGTAGTTACCAGTAGCAATGACGTTAATGTCATTGTTGGCATTACCTGTTTGGTACTTAGAGTGGAGAATACGCTGAGCATTGAACACTTCTTGACGAGCAATGTGCAGACTGTCAGGTTGAATGGCAACCAACAAACCACGGTCGTTTTGCAGACCCATGATTGCGATCACTGCATCTTCCAAAGCAGCTTCTGACAAGTCAACGTCAACTGTAGGCTTGTTAGCAAACGTGCCACCAGAAGTATTAGGGTGGTTAGTAGCGCACAAAGCGACACCATCACCACCTTTATACGTGCTGTTAAAAGCACGGTTGTACACGTTAGCAGCAATGTTTTCTTTCGTTTGACGGAAAGACATTGCCAAAGCTGAAGCACGTTTCTTAGAGATTTGCTCATACAAGTTGTCATCCAACTCTTCTTTAGTCACGATATAACCCATTGCGTAAGCAACGTGTGTATAACGTGTGGTAAAGCCTTGGATTTCAGAGTCGTATGCAGTGCCTTGACCTTCAGACTTCACAGGAACTAGACCGAAACCAGACAGTTGAACGTCTTCTTCGTAGTTCTGAGTAGAAGTATCTTTGTCAAACAGGTCAACATACTCTTCTGGATGCTCATTGTAGACTTGTCCCCACCAAGCTTTAACGCCAGGCCATAGAGCCTTGGGATGGGATGCGGTAGTAATTACACCAGCCATGATTTATTCTCCTTAATTAAACTGCAAGGTAGTTAACGACTGAGCCAGAGGCAGAGGCGATAGTACCGTACTCATGATAATTGAATTTGCACAACACACGAATATAAGGACTAGCAGCAGTAGTCGCTTCATTATTAGCACGTTGAACAGCACCAAGCAAACGAATTGGCAAAGTAGCCGTAACTGCAGGACCAGAAAGGACCATATCAGAGAACGGAGCACTTGGAGCCAAAGAAGTTTGATTGGCAGCGGAGATAGTCACGGCAGCATTCATAGACAGTTGGGCTATGGTTGCACCCACAGAACCAAACTGAGCTTCGAACAAGACGAAAGGATCATCCACAACAAACACGTAACGGGTGTTGGTACGAGTACCAGCAGCAATGTATGTTTGTGTTAGGTCCAAAGTAGTGCCAACCAAGCTTACGCCAGGATCAGCAACACGAATGCCTACGATAATGCCCAAAGGCAAAGCAGAGGTAGTTGTAGCACCGCCCCACTTCTGGATGTTACGAATACCAGTGGCATCCGAACCAGAAGCAGACATTACACAATCACCGATTGCATAGCTATTGGTAGTGTCAGAGGTAGGGATAGCGTATACACGACCCTGCTCATTCCACTTGCCACCTAGCAAGTTTCCTACTGGGCTAAAGCCTGTAGGTTTGTTTACGTTAGCCATTTAAGACTCCTTAATAAAACATTAGTTAAGTTTGATACCATCACGAGGAGTATAGAAAGATGGATCATCTCCAGTAATCTTACCCTTGCGAATGGCAGCATCAATGCGATTGTTTTTAGCTTGAAGCTCAGCTTGATCTTCCTCATACCATTCTTGCCGAATCTTCATTAAGTACCCATATTGCTCCGTGCCTTCTGCACGAGGATTTACAAGATACCTAATTCTTTCTCCAAGATCACCATTACGGCTGACCACATTCTCACTCACGCCTCCCACTTCATCAGGCTTTACGAACTCATAGCCGCTATCCACAGCTTCTTTAATTCGTCCCCCAGCATCCGTAAAGACATGGAGATGATAACCTTCTATCTGTGTTCGAACACTTATCTTAGCTTCTGTCCCATTAAAGACATTCCTACGTTTTCGAGTTGTACCGTCTTCAGCAGGTCTAGGAGCAAAGGCTGCTGCTTGTTTATCTGCCATTTTCTCTAGAAGACGATCACGTTTTTCAAACTCATTTAGTGCACGGGGCATATCAATTTCCTTTAGTGTAAGTTAAAAATCAATTCCAGTCAAAATCTGCAACATATTGTTCACGGGTCATAAGCTTTTGCTTAACAAACCGATCACATGCGGCTCTAGCTTCAGAGGGAAGGTTGTCATAAGACTGGGAGTTACTACTACCACGACTCTGCCTACCTGATCCAGATTCAACCCGACTGCGTATACTTTGTTTTTTACCGAACTTATTAGGAAACTCTTCTGCTAACACTTCATCAAGCTTATCCAGAAACGGTTGTCCCTTAAGCATAGGAAATTCTACTCGAAGACTCTCACCAATACCATTAACTACGGCAGTCATTCGTTTATCTTCACCAAACCAAGTGTTGCGATCTAACCACGCTTGTAAGCCTGGATCAATCTCAGCCTGTACTGGTTCAGGTGTTTTAACAACATCTGCGTCTTTAACGGCTTGTTTAGCCTCTTTGTATTCTTCTTTTGCAAGGTCCAATGCGTCATCTAGGGCATTGACTTTCTGACCATCCCCATCGCTAATAGCTTGAGCACGGCTTTCTTTAATATCTTGAATACGTAATTCGTAATCATTAACTTTGCGTTCATAAGTTTCACGTTGAAACTGTTTGAACTCTTCTGCTGCTAGTCGAAACTCTTTGAGTTGCTCTTTTGTAGCATTGAGGTCTTTAACAAGGTTCTCATTATTCTTACGCAGAATAGGAAGAATCTCTCGACCACGTTTTACAAAAATATCAGCATCTACCCAATCAGCTTCGTTGCCACGAAATCTTTCTTTAGGAACCCAACCTTGAGATTCAGCCTCATGTTGAATTTCTGAAGCAACTTCATTACTAGCAACACTGTTGTTTTCTTCACTCATATCTTACTCCTAATTTACTTTTTTGCCAAATAAGGATCAACAAGATCAACATCAGCATCAAGAGTGCCTGTGATGTCTTTATCATTAATCATACGATATTTAAACCCATCTTTACCTAAATACAGTAAACCTGCATATTTAGCAAAAATAACTTTATCGCTTACTACACACCAAGGTGCAGGTTCATCGGCATAGCATTGGTCGCCCATAGCTACAACAACACCAGTGGTATTACCCATCTGTTCACGATCTTTAGTTACTTCAGTAGTAAGAATGATGCCTCCTTCGGAGACTTCTTTTACTTCTTGTGGCTTGATAAGCACACGCCACCCTACTGGGTTAATACCTGATTCATTACTCATTTGGTTCTCTCTTAATAGTTGCTTCAAACAAATCTTCATATTCCAAATTTAGAATAATTGCGATTGCTCTACAGCGACCTTTTACTTCTTGCTCATCGTCAAACGTATTGTTGACTAGACCTTCTTTCATGGCTTCCCTATCTGTACTAAGCATTTTCATCAAACGTTTAGTAACTGGATGGTGTTTCCATTCATCGAAGTTGTCTTGGCTAACTGCTTCCATTCTCTCTCCTTTTTAAAACCTTACTGAGGTGGTACTTGGGGCATCATCTCCTGTGGCACTACTGGTTGCTCAGGGGATTGCTTCCCTACATCTAGCTTCATTTTGTCGTAGACAGTATTCATAGTTTGGATAGAACTAAGAACACCTTCTCTACGCTCACGTTGCAGACCTATTTGCATATTGATTTCTTGAATACGCATTCTTTCACCTTCAGTCACAATACCAATCTTGATAGCTTCTACTTCTGCTTCAAGTCTTTGAATTTGTGCTTGGTTTAGTTCTGCTTCACCCATTAATTTAAGCAGACCCATCTTCATGTTTAAGTCCATCTCAGCTTGTTTAGTTTGCTGGCGCATCTGTTCAATTTGAATCTTAGGATCAGATGGTGGTTGTACTGCATTTGGTCCTTTAGGATCAGGCAATATCTTGTCAATGTTTGTAACTTTCATTGCTCTTAAGAAAGTGTACTCAGCTTCATAGCGGTTGTATAAGCCTGGTGTTACAGAAACTCGTTGTGCAATAGCTGCAGCTTGGCTCATGCGCTGGGCATCAGAGGTTACAGATGGATCAGCAGTAGGCATTACGTCTGTAACAGGACCTGCATAATCAGAAGCTAAAACAATACCAGTGTTCTTAGCATTAGATACGTATGGTGTATCTTCAGTTATAAAGATTTGGTTTAAGCGATACAGTTTACGAAACTCTTGCTTAAGACTGCGATGAGTACGTTTAAAGATACCATTAAATATCTTCATACCCTGTTCAGCCATAGTGCGGGTGGTTTCAGCAGGAGTATTCTGTCCAGGGTTTTGACCTGACAAAATGTCTACAGAACCACCAATGCGTTCACCATAGTTAATTAATAAGTTTAACAGTGTAAACATAACGTTTGAGGGTTCACGTACTGGCAGTGGAACAATGCCTTTACGTAAATCATCGCCTGTTGTATCTACATGCTTCCACTCCATAGGATTGAAGGAGTAGTTACCACCACGTAACTTAATACCACGGCTAAGAAATCCACCAGCAGTATTAGCCATAGTACCAGCATCAACGAGCTGGTTGATGATTGTATTGATTGACTCATTCAAAGGACCAAGAAGAACACCAAAACCTAAGTCGTAAAAACCACCGTCAGGCGAAGGTACAAAAGGATATTTAGTAAAATACTGTTCAGCTTTAATGCTAAGAATAGTATCCTTATCATTACGCTCTACATCAGATTCGCTGTACCGAGCAACAATGCGAGCCACTTGCTTGTTGTCTCTGCGTACATAAACAATGTAGGGTTCTGCATAACCATCATCATCAAAGTCAATGTGGCAATGTTGTTCAAGTATTTCAACAGGAGTACTTGGATCACTTGACTCTGGTGGTGTTAAACCTTGGGCATTGTCTTGAGCACTTTGTAAGTTATCACTTATTAAAATACTTGGCTGTTGTTGTCTACGACCTTCAGACACATCAAGCCATAATCCACGAGCTACTCGCTCATAAATTTCGTTGCTAGTCATTTGAAGGACATGCGTAACTCGGTGAGCAGTATCCAGACTCTTAGTCCAGTAGTTAACTACCAAGTCTTTAGCTAAGACGTTCTCAGAAATGTTGTGCTTTTTAACTGGATCGTAATAGGTCTTCTTAAATGCACAGCCAATAATAGGCTGTGTAATAAGAACCTTGTCCATTTCGCTTTCCCAGTCTTCATCTTCTTCAAGAAGTTGGTAACTCATGTGTTGTTCAACACGAGTAGCACGAAGTCCACGCAGTCCGTCTTTGTCATCACCAACAACACGACACTTAACTGGCAAATCGCTGTCTATTAGTACAGGATAACTGCGAGCATGGTACTGCAGTGCAGCAATAGTAATGAGTGGGAATTTAACGTTGCTGGCATTAGCCCAAGGAAAGTTTTTAGTTTCAGCAACTTGGAGTGCAAGTTTAAGAGAAGTTTCAGTACGCTTTTCCCAACTGCTCCGAGATGAAATATCGTTATCAAAGTCCCTAACAATTTGAACCCCGATAGTTGTCAAGTCCTCTTTGCATAGGAGGGTAGCAATGTTGGCCTCATACATGAGGTTTTCAATGTTAAACTTTTCTTTTAAGTGCATATCTTTAGTACCCACAAATAGCAGATCGTCCAGAGTCTACTACATTACTTTCACGAATATAAGCCTCGTACTCTTCTTTTTCGATTTCTTTTTCGGTTGGGGCTTCCCACATCCTATCAAGCATTAAGCCCAAATACGCCCAAGCATCTACTTGGTCATCATGCTTATCTCTAGGAAATCTAAGAAGTTCATCCTCAAAGTTTTGATACCAGTCAGCTTCTTTGTCAAATCGACAAGCCCCACTTCTCATACGAGCTTGAATACTCCTAGCACGGGTAAGTTTGTCACCGCTTGGTTTTAACAACACTGTGTTAATAAACTCACCTCGCTTAAGCATCTCTTCGTTGAGATAGGGACCAATAGCTTTCTGAATAGTACCTTGTTCAAGTCCAAAGAGTACGGGCTTATAAATCTTTTGAATCATCAAGATTGTATCTACAATCTCTAAAGCGTCCATACGCTCTTTAATTACGTGCTTACAGTATAGCTTTCCATCCTCATCCATACCACCAACTACAAAAGCAGAGTAATCAGCTCTTTGGGATTGGGATACAGCTAAGTCACAGGTAGCATAATAGACTAAATTCTTCTTTTGTTCTTCAGGTTTCATAGCTACAAAGTCAGTCTTTTTAAAGAAAGTGTCGCTAATATCCAACGGAATGTTAAGCATCTCTTGGGAGTAAATGTCAGCTAGACCTTGACGCACATAGTCATCCTTGAGCATTTTAAATTGCTCAGCAGTCTTCATTTCAGGCCATAACAAAGTTTTAAAGTCATCTGTGTGAGCACGATACTTGACAGACTTCCAAGGTAGTATGTTCCTAGAGTATTCTTTAAGGTCCTCTTGCACTAGGTCTTTAACACCTCTGTGGGTAGATAACTGAGAAGTAGGCATTAAGTTCTCTAATAAGCTGTCTAAGTGTAGGATAGTTCCTACAATACGTATCTTTCCTGAAGATGATACGCAAGGAATAAGAGCACCATAAAACCAGCGTTTAAACTTCATACGCCTGTCTTTGTTCATGACAATCTCATCATTTTCCATGTCATCACCAATGATTAGGTCAGGACGTAAATTAGCCCACTTCAAACCACGAAGCTTTTGTTCAGAACCCTTTGCTTGGATACGGAAGGTATATCCATCATCCATCTCAACAATCAAATCATCTTCTGTATCTTTGGGGAATGGTCCATCTTTAATTGAAAACAAGGATCGCAAATCCTCGTTATCAAGGAGTTCTTTCTTAATGTCTCCAAGAAACTGGATAGCTTGAGATACTGTATCTGAAACAATAAGTACATACCTTGATTCCCTAAATAGAACTGAAGCTAGTGTGTAGGCGTGGGTTACTGCTGTAGATTTAGCATGATAACGAGGAGCAGCTACGGCTACTTGTCTGCTGTTACTAGTAACAAGGTCCCATATTTCCTTGTGAAACTGTGGGGTAGGAGCAGGTCTATCAAAGTTCTTTCTAAGAACAGAGTTAACAAACCCCTCCATTACGTCAGCATTGAGCTTGCTCATTTGATCTCAATGATTTCAGCTTCAATGGTGTTTCTTTTAGAGTTAGCAAACCTAGCAAACTCCTCAGACAGCTTGAGCAATCTGTCGTCAATAGTCTTCTCAAGTTCTTTTTCAACAGGCTTGTCTGTTAATTTCTGTTGCTTAGTCATTAAGTCTGTGGTGATCTTTAAAGCTACGTGAGCCTTAACTGGGATACGAATAATCTCCCCAGTCTTTTGGTCAAACTGAGCATCACCTACATCTAAACGTTCTTCCGTAGCCTTAAGAGCTTTGGTAATAACTCTTTTTAAATTAGAGTCCATTTGCTGCACATCTTCAGATTGCAGTTGCAAACAGTACTCTTTAAACCAATCAGTAGTTTTCCAAGTCTTAAGGGTGGGTAGTGGTATACCCGTAACTATAGCAGTTTCAGGCATACTACCTAACATTAAATAGGTACTAACAGCTTGTAGCTTTTGGTTCTGATTCCAAACAGACTTCTTGTACCTACGATCATGAGAGGTTTTTCTACGCATTACTTTTTCATTTTCTTAAGAGTTTGTGCCATACGAGCACGTTGTCCCATCTTTCCAGGTTTCTTGGAAGCAGCTTCTAGTTTGGCAGCAGGGATAGTCTCACCCTTCTTTACACCTAAAGACTCACGCAAAGCACCTGGGTTTTTAATAGCACCAGCTATCCAGTTCTTTGTAGCATTAAGGTTTTT